CTATAAGAAATCAACAGATTCAACGGTATGATCAGTATTCAGGTGAATCTCCCGGATAATAGAATGCCAGAAGGCTCTGCGGTTTTCTTGGGTTAAATTGTAGTACATTGTTCTAAAGTCTGTATTCAGCAGCTCTTCCAGATAAGCATAATCAGGTTCTAATTCCGGAGCCGCATTTAACAATTCATTCAGTTCGTTTTCAATCCGGTCATATTCTTTGCTGTAATAATCCCATTCGATTCTTCCTTTCTGGAAGAGAAGATTTAATCGTTCTAATTCTTTCTGGAGCTTTTCCGGAGTCTGAACTTTCTTCTTTTTTTCTTGTTCCTTTTCAATTTTTTCACATTTTATTTTAAATTTATTGTATTCGTATTCCAGATGATCAATCAGGTATTGTTCTATGAGATTTTGACTTACCATGTGCTTGTATGTACATTTGTGATCAATAAAAGCTTTGTTGCATCGGTAATAGCAGTATACTTTTTTTGCACCGGTTTTCCTGTTAATAATGGACGAACCGCCTCTTGCGCTAAGCCTGCGTCCACAGATCGGACAATTTATCATGCCACTGAAAAGATAAATCCGGCCAGAAGGAGCACGCTTAACATTTGCGTTCTGTATTTCCTGCAGATTGTTCCATTCAGATTCTGTCAGGTAAGCAGGGCAGTATGGAATCCCGCGATAGGTTCCTTTGTAAAATTCACTTGATAGCAATGTTCGCATATTCGCCCATGTAAAATCCGGATCATAATTTTCCTGAATATAGCGCATGGAAAGCCCTTTTGCATGGTGCTTAAAGAAAAAACGATAAAAGGCATTTACGGTATCTTCCCGATCTGGATCTTTTACCATGCGTTTTACTCCATCAATGATTCCGGATTTGTAGCCGTACCCCATATTCACATCACCGAAGATCAGCTTTCCCTGTCGGATAGATGCTTCGTTTACGAATTTGATACGTTCGCTGGTGGTATCAACTTCATTCTGACCAATAGATAAGACTACATTCAGCTGCAGTCGACCGTCTCTGGTTTCCATATTGATTCCGGGTTCACTGGTGCTGATCCAATGGACGTTATTATCGTCCAAGACTTCCTGTACCTTGTAAAAATCAGACAGGTTACGGAACCATCTGTCAATCCGCCAGAAGATGATCACATCAATTTTTCCGGCTTTTACATCTTCGAGGAGTGAATGGATAGCTTTTCTCTTTTTTAATTCTTTGCGGGCAGTTTTACCCTCGTCAGCATAAACTCCAGCAACGGTCATATTATGTTCTTTGGCGTAATTGGTCAGGTACTGCTTTTGTGCTTCCAAGGATTTACCGTGCATCATCTGTTCAGCGGTAGACACACGGATGTAAATGGCGCAGCGTTCAATTTTACTTGGCATATTATATCACCTTTCTCTTCAATATACGTAAAAATGAGTATAAAAATAACAGCCAGCTAAGAACGTTTGTTCCGCTTGCGTGGCTGTCTGGAAGATGATATACTAATTTTGCTAGAATTGGCATTATCTTCCAGATAGTGTCTATTGGCTCCGGTGTTGGTAGCACCGGAGCTTTTTATTTTATTGTGCTAAATCAAAAACAAAAGGTGAAAGCTCAATATCCCAGTTGTAGCTCGCTCCTTCGATGTAAAGTTGGAGAGCGGATGGATCTATAGCATCAAATACCATGATTCCAGAAGAAGAAACGCCAGGAATAATATCCGATGAGACTTCTGGATAGTCTTCATAGTAATTTCCGTATGTTTGATCTTTTTGTTGCCCGTTCTGAATGACTTTTGCAGATGATGTCCATAAATTCACTGTATCAGATGAATTGTTTGTCACAGTAACATAGAATCTTGTTTCTTCTTTAGCGAATTCTACTTTCGTTACGTCTATTTTAATCCCACTTTGGTCGATTGTCTGATCTGCGAATTCCCATGTTGTATCTGCTTTTCCGAACGAGTTGATATATGTCGTTTTTTCTACTGAGTCTGCCTTGAGATATGCCCATGTGGAATCTACGCCCATTATAGTTTGCCCATCTCTTGAATCTTCGATTTTGGCATCAATACTTAAGAAGTCTTCTGACGTTGGAGCTTCCGGCATAATGTCTTTTGGTATTTCCAGTAAAACACTGTTGTTATAATCTAAATCAACGAAGACCTGGCATCCATAAAAGTCGTCGGCATCTTCTACAGATGATACAATTCCATAAAATTTAATATATTTTCCTTTGTAATCATCCGGATTCGTAGCAACAGAATCGATATTGTCGACATACTCTTTTTCTTCAGGTTTAGTTGCTTTCGTTTTGTTACTTGAACTAGATTTCTTTGAATCCCCCGAACTTATAGCTATTCCGGCGATAACAAGTAGTACAAACAACGCTACAACGATTAAAATTGCAATAAGACAACCGCGTCCCTTCTTCTTTTTGCGTATTGGTGCATTCCCAGTATACGAAAAAGAGGTTTCATTGTTTGGTTGCTGTTGTTGCATTTGCGCACCGCAATTACCGCAGAATTTCTGCCCGTCTTGATTTGGGGCTCCGCATTTTGGACAATTCATAATTATCCCTCCTCTAAAAGTAATATTTATATAATCGCATATGCGGTTATATCAATTTCATCACTGATAACTGTGGTATAAAATACACCACATAATTATCTACCCGCTTACAAATCCCGTACTTATTCCGGTAACATTCAATGCATTCTTCCAGAAATTCTTCTGTCACTTCCAGGTATTCTGCAATCTCAAACCGGTTCTGGCAGCCATGCTCAAAGGCTCGCACCAGTCCGATCAGACCGATCTGCTTGTTGTACGCCCAGAATCTTGCCTGACGTTCCTGCTTTCGGTTGGCAGCAGATGTCATATCAAGAATATTGCCAACGGAAGTGTAGTGGTGTCCGAGTTCTTCAGCCAGAACACAGGATTTCTCTGCAGTTGTGCCAACAGATGTATTGATAGCAATATTTCCATTGATGTAAAATCCTTTTAAATTATCCTCGCCAAGATAGTAATCGTGTATTTTTACATTGCTATCGAAGGCTTCTTGTTCTAAATATTCCAATTTATTCAAATTGTATCCCTCCCAGCATTAAGTGCAGCATAATAGCTGTTCTGTTTATGGGATTTGCTTTATATCTTCTTGTTTTACAAATTTGGCAAAGGATTCTATACGGCTCCATTGTTCTTTAGTGAAATCTTTGCCATCGAGATGAGCTGCCATAGTAATAGGCTTGGATGTTTCCCATCCCATTAGATAAGCTGGCGATACGTTAAGTGCGTCAGCAATTTCTTCTAATTTGTCTACAGGCATGTTTTTTATATATCCGGTTTCATATCTTTGAAGCGTAGATTTACTGATACCAACTTTTTCAGATAAAGTTTGATATGACATATTAAGCTCTTCACGTCTGGTTTTCATTCGTTTCATTATATCTTGCATTTTTTCGCTTATTTCTTTTTCGCTCATATCGCTACCTCCGTATAATGCCATTATAAACTATTTTTTCATATTTGCAACATATATTTAAAAAACATTAAAGAAATGTTGCATATATGGGTTGACAGCTCTATAGAAAAGGTGTAGTATACAAATATCCCAAATATGCAACGGAAGGAAGTGGGAAAATGTCATTTGATAAATTAAAGGGAAAGATGACAGAAGCACACGTTTCACAGGCTAAATTATCTGGATATCTCGGTATTACAGTGCAATCTCTGAACGCAAAGCTAAATGGGAGGACACAATTTACATTGGAGGAAGCTGTTAAGATTACTGAATTTTTAAATCTGAAAGATCCTGTAGATATTTTTTTTACTCCGAGTGTCCCGAAAATGCAACAAAGTAACAAGAACAGTGAGTAGGAAAGTGAGGTGAGTGGAATGTGGATTCCAAGATGGTATTGGGAAAGTGCCGTCAGAAGGCAAGAAGAGTTAGAACGTAGAGTAAAACGTTTAGAACTTATTCTGTTGAAGGAGGCAGAAAATAAAATTGCCAGCCTCTCGGATAAAGAAGCTGGCAAAGAATATAGGGATGGATATTTAGCTATTGAGGAAATCGTCAATCAAGGCATTAAGACTAGAAGAATCTTTGTCGATTAAGTTATAAAGACGTATTAAATCGGAAGCATTAAAAGCATTGATAGAACTATTTGCTATTTCGATACAATATTTACTTTTTTCATCTTGAATGCGGAGCGAAAGGGTACATCCAGTAGGCGGGGAAGTTAAAGCACGCGCAGTCGTAGAAATGAATACTAAAAGCAATAATGAGCCAGTATTAAAATCAGCGATATAACTATCTTTTATAGATAAAGGATCTTTGGAAAGCCGATGTATTAGTGGATTTTCTTCGTCAGGCAATGGTTTTAAAACATCATTTTGCGTAAGTGTTCTCCAATTTAATTCATTTTTTTTGGTTTTTGTTACAGCTTTATCAATAAAATTAGATTTTTCAACTATGTCCATTGTAATTACTCCTTTTTAGATAATCTTGCTATTAGAAAATTTATATCATTTCGTATTTTTGCAGTGTTTGATGGTTCTATTCCATTTTTTAAAAGATGGGTGCACCTAAATGCATGAAAGATGCAACGAGGGGATGAAATAAAAAAATACTTCATTTGATACTCAAACATTTTCGTTTGTAAAGTGTCTTGAATTTTAGCGGAAGTAAGACCATCATCCCAAATATTTTTTTGAAGTGCTATTAAATGGGCTAGGAGCGTATCGCGTTCTTCTGCGTAAGTTGTTTTTTGAGTTTCAGCTTTGATATATATTCTCCGAAATATGCCAAGCGACAATAAAAAACTTATTACAGATAGTATATCTGCAATACGACCAAAAGTACTCCAACTCATGTCAAGGACCCTCCTTATGAAAGAATATTATCATAACACGAAAGTATTTTCAATTATTTGTGACAAATAAAGAACAAGTGAGGTGATAGAATGAAAAGAATTTGTCCAACATGTTTCACAGAACTTCCAGAAGAAGCTAATTACTGTCCGACATGCGGAAAGTGTATGAGGGAAGTCGAAGAATATACAATTCAATACACAGGTGCTGCACCACAAACGAAGGCGGTTAGTATAAAAGATTGTGCTGTTTCCATCGGAGATTTCGAGGAGAAGAGGAGAAGAGGTGATGAAATGACTGATAGAGCATTGATTACATTGTTAGCGATAGCTGTGTTATTAACTGCTATTGGTCAGATGTCCATAGTTACTAAAATGGAGCGATTATGGGTGCGACAGCAGCAATTGCAGCAACAATTAGAGACGATGCGGAAAAGACTAGGAGGTGATATGCCTGGTGGAAAAAGAAGAAATGGATAAGATATACGTCCGTAAAATTGAGGGTCGTAATTTTTTAGGAGTACAGGGGAAAGAAGTGGAAATTGATGATTACAAGATTACAAATTGTGGTGATGGCAATACAGAGATAACCATAAAATTCAAAGGGACTTCTTCCATATTTGCGGTAATAGATGCTTAAGAAGAGACAGAAATAAGCAGGACAATGTTCCGTCTGTAAAGGGTGGCCATGTAATCATCGAGAAAGGCTACAGTCCGGACAAATACGACAATGCACTGGCTAGCTTTATCAGCTCATTCTTCCCGGGACGTGCCGAAAGAATCAAACCAAGAGATGATCTAGCAAATCCGTGGAGAGCAGCACAGAGAGGTTACAGCTACCGCCTGTTGGAAAATGGCTTCATCACAAACGCTGGCGATCTGAACAAATTTAACGGTCAGATGGATGATCTGGCAAGAGGTATTCTTAATGCGTTTGACATTGCCACGGCATCTCCGGCAAAAGAAGATTCTGACGGTAAGGTAACATCCGGCGGAACATCTCAGGACTCCGTACAGCATTACGGTAAGGTATCCTACCAGTCGCATATCCGTGATATCGGATGGGCGAGCTGGCAGTCTGATGGTCGTATGTCAGGAACGACAGGACAGAACCGGAGAATCGAAGCGTTCCGACTTATTCCTGTCGGAGAAACAGACGTGGTAGTGCATATCAAGGATGTAGGCGATAAGGAATACAAGAATATCTCCAAAGACACAATCCTTGGAACCACAGGTAAAAATAAACGTATTGAAGCGATCAAGATTACCGGAAAGGATACGCCATATATCTACAGAGTTCACCAGAAAAACATCGGATGGACAGATTGGACATTCAACGGAAACTGGGCGGGAACAAAAGGAAAAGGATTGCAGATTGAAGCGATCGAAATTATGGCTGCTAAATTTTTGGTTAATCCGCACGTACAGAATAGAGGTTGGTTAGGAGAGAGAGCTTGTGAGAATATCATTGGTATCACTGGCCATAACCTTAGATTAGAAGCTTTTAAAATCAATCCGCTGAATACCGAAATCAAGGTGAAGGCGCACATTGAGGATACCGGATGGAAAGATTATGGCATGGTCACAAAAGACACTGTAATCGGCACTACTGGACAGAATAAGCGTATTGAGTGCTTATGCTTTGACGGAGATTTTGAGTATCGAGTGCATGTTAAAAACTCCGGTTGGACAGACTGGACAAAAGCTGATGGTGTTTCTACACTTGGTACAGTTGGTCAGGCATTAAGGATTGAAGCTATTCAGTTTAGATAA